GAAGTGTGGGGTTGGACGTGTTCCCATTGTGGGAACTGGCAACGTTACTTGTTCGACCAGATCGAATATGTGACCGAGCGTGACGACAAGGGCGGAATCTTGTGGGACAAGGTGCAGGACTCGGTGCGAATGAAATGCGAGCATTGCGAAACGCGATACAAAGACGACGCATCGACTCGACGAAACCTTGCAAACAATGCAAGCTATCGCGCACTCAACCCGCATCCGGTGCGAGGGCATCGCTCGTTCGAGTATCCGGCTTACGCCGTCTGGTGGATACCGTGGTTCTCGATCGTCAAGGAGTGGATCGAAGCGAACGAGGCCAAGTCGAGCGGCAACCTAGAGCCGCTCAAACAATTTATTCAGAAGCGCAAGGCACAGACTTGGCAGGACGAAGTCACGAGCGACTTGCCGGAGATCGCGACAGGCGACTACGCCAAGGCCGAATATCTGGAAGGGCAAAAGATCGACGGCGAGCACCGGCGATTTATGTGCGTTGACAAACAGCGCGACCACTTCTGGGCTGTCGTCCGCGCCTTCCGAGTTGATGGGTCTTCGATGCTCTTGCACGAATCAAGGCCACTCACTTGGGAGACGCTCGACGCCATTCAACAGCAGTTCGATGTTGTCCCTCGGTGCGTCGTCGTTGATGCAGGCTACGACACTCCGCTAGTCTACGAACAATGCGCTCGGCGTGGGTGGACGGCATCGCACGGATCTGGGCAGGACGGCTTTTATCATATCGACGGCGGGCGGCGCACTCGGCGCTTTGTTTCCAAGATCGAGGGAGCGCAGGCCGGAAGCGACGGACTCAAGTGCGCGTATTTCTTTTTCTCCAACGAAGGCATAAAAGATAAGTTGGCTTCACTTCGCCAGGCTGACGCAACGCCGAAGTGGGAAGTTGCGCGGGATGTGTCCGAAGACTATCGCAAGCAGATGTTGTCGGAGATGAAGAAGGACGTGACCAATTCAAAGACCAAACAAGTCGAGCAACGATGGGTGCGCATTGGCGGCAGGCCGAACCACCTTTGGGACTGCGAGTGCATCGCGCTTGCGTCCGCGATGCTCGCTGGCGTCTTGCCGATAGGCGAGAATTGACACAACGAACTTTTAAATGGCGATGAACAAATCATTCTTTGGGCTTCCGGTTGCGACCCTGCAAGAATTACAGACCGATTTCACGGCTTGCTTGAAAGCGATTGCCATTGCCGGCGCGAGCTACAGCATAGCAGGCCGAAGCTTCACTCGCGCCAATCTTGCCGAGGTCGCGCAGACCATCAAGGAACTGCAAGCCGCTATTGACAACGCCAATGGTTCTCGTGTATCGAGATACACGCCGACTTTCCCGACGCAACGACCATGACCCAAGACATCATCACAAAGGCAATTTCGTTCGTGTCGCCCAAGGCCGCTCTTGACCGCATGGTCAACCAGGCGAAACTCCGCAACTTCGGGCGTTTCGATTCAGCATTGACGAGCGAGAAGCGCGGCATCAGCCGTGGCGTATCCGGTGGCGAGGACACGGCAGGAACTCGCGAACGCTTCGCGCTCATCCGAGCCGCTCGCGATCTCGCAGACAATTTCCCGCCTGTCCGTTCTCTGCTTTTAAAATTTGCGACCTACGTTTCGGGGCGCATCGCTTATCAGGCACGCACCGGCAACCGCGAAGCGGACACCGCTATCGAAAGATATTGGCAGAAATGGTGCAACGATTGCGATTTTCTAGGCCGTCATAACTTTACAACGCTGTTGCAACTCGCCGTTACCGCAATGCTTCGAGACGGCGATTGTGGATTTATTATTGTTCGCGACAAAGAAGATTTGAAGCTGCAGAGCGTGGAAGCCGACCGCATCGGATCGCCTTACGACAGAACGGATACCGACAAATACATTGGCGGCATAAACGTTGACGACTATGGAAGACCCGTTTCATACACAATTTTCACGCGCACTATCAATAACCAGTATATTTCTCCTGTTGATATTGTTGCAAAAGAGTTTATCCACTTGTTCGACGCAGCGCGACTTGATGAATATCGCGGGCGGTCTGCTTTCGCTACTGCGTTAAACGCAACGCGCGATCTGCAAGAAGCGATCAAGGCCGAGGTGCAGGCGATCAAATACGCTTCGTATCAGTCCGGCGTCATCACCACCGAGAGCGGAGCGGCTGACGCAGGCGACTATTTCGCACGCGGCAACTCGAACGATCAAGGACAGGTCGCACGCCTCCAGTCACTAGACCCAGGAACGGTCAACTATCTATCCGCAGGCGAGAAGATGGAGATGTTCAAGTCGGATCGTCCGACCGGAGCATTCGGAGAGTTCATCCGCTTGGTGCAGGCGCACATTTGCATGGCAGTCGGCTTGCCTTACGGCTTCGCATTCGACGCCGACAAGTCGGGGCCAATGGCGCGCATGGAGGCCGCGATGGCCGAGCGAACATTTCTTCGGTGGCGTGGACTGCTTGAAGGTCAGTTTTTAAACCGGATAAAAAATGTTATCTTACTCGACGCCGCATCTCGCGGACTCATTCCAGATTCCGAATACTTGCTTGATGGCCGCTGGTGCTGGCCTGCCAAGGTTTCGATTGATTACGGGCGCGAAGCCAATGCCGACATAGCATTGTGGAAAGCTGGATTGAAGACTGCCGGTCAAATCTACAGCGACATGGGAGAGGATTACGAGGAAGCACTCCGCGCAAGAGCGAAGGAGGCCGCGATGATCGTCGCGCTCGGCACAGAAATGGATATTCCATCCGAATACATTTCAGATTCTATCATTCCCATTCAAGCCGCCGCACCTATCGCCGCGCCTATCACGCAAGAAGAGCCGCAACCTGAGCCACCACAAGAACAACCAAAACAAACCGATCTCGCAGACGAGAATAAGCCTAGCAAGGGCATGGTTGAAGAGGCTCTAAAGGGCTTAAAGTGGCGCGAAGAATACAACCGAGGCGGGACAGCGGTCGGAGTTGCACGCGCTCGCGACATTTCGAACGGCAAGAATCTTTCCGACGATACCGTTAAAAGAATGCACTCATATTTTTCACGGCACGAAGTCGATAAAAAGGGACAAGGATTCACTCCAGACGAAGAAGGATTCCCATCCGCCGGCCGCATCGCATGGGCGTTGTGGGGTGGGGACGCAGGGCAAGTGTGGGCCGCCGATAAAGTCAAAGGAATGCAGGCATCGCAGCCCGAACAGATGAAAGTCTCGCTCGCCGTTCGCGACACGTTCGGACGCATTACAGGATTTGAAACAAAGCATGAGCTTGTCATGCCGACGCCAGAAAAAGACGAAGAGCAAGACGATTTTATTGGCCGTTGCATGATCAGCGGAACGATGACTAGCGAATATCCAGACGAGAGTCAGCGCACCGCCGTTTGCATGGCGCAATGGGAGAAAAAATAATGATCACACACGGAATTGCACTCGAAGCAAAGAAGGCACTCATCACCGGAGTCCACCAACCTGGGGATGAATACCGGATCGCGCTTTACAGCGCATCGGCAAAGATCGGGCCGACGACAAAAGCCTACACAACCGAAGGCGAGATAAAGGGAATGGGCTACACCGCAGGGGGCGTAGCACTCAAGGGGCATCGCACGGGCATCATCGGCAGGAATGCCTTTATAACATTTGATGACGTTGTCCTAAAATCCGCAACCTTCGCCGCAGGTGGCGCGATGGTCTACAATGCCAGCAAAGGCAACGCCGCCTTGTGCGTTCTCAACCTCGGAGCCGAGCGGCACGTCTACGACGGCGCGTTTGAACTCAAATTTCCCAAGCCAACCGAAACCAGCGCATTGATTTTACTCGCTTAAATATGAAACCAACCAACCCAATCGTGATCGACGGCAAGACCTACGATCTTTACACCATGACACTCGCAACAGCGAGTCGCTACAACTCGCCAGACCAGCAGGATGCGAGCGTTGTATTGACGCTCACTCCTACACGCTTTGAAGGCGGCCAAGTCGAGCAGTCGCAAGAAAACAATCGCACGATTCTTTTCGGTTCGCTTGCATCCGCTTCTCAACCAGCAATCGTCGCGGTCGATGAAGTATCCGCCGCAATCCAAAAATTCATCTACGCAGAAGGGCTTTAAAATATGGCCGTCATCAAAGCTCAATCCTCTGGAAACTGGAGCGCCACAGGAACGTGGAGCGGCGGCGTAGTGCCGACGCTTAACGACACCGTCTACGCTAACGGATTTACGGTCGCACTTGATCAATCCATCGACTTGACGGGCAGCGCCGTGGACACTAGCGGCTCGTTTATTCCAGGCCAAATTTACATGATCGTATCTCTCGGCACGACCAACTTTGCATTGACGGCAAACTGCATTGCACCTGGCACAAATGCTGGAACTCCGGTAGCTATAACCTCGGCAGTCGGTCAGATTTTCCAAGCCGTCAACGCAGGCACAGCGACCACCGGAACCGCTCGCAGAATGGGCGCGTTGTTGAACTACGTCAACACGCCACTGACCATCGCCACAGGCGGGGGCTTCACGCTCGCGGCAAGCTACAACATCACGGGCGCATATATACAGGCAGGCTCCGCGAACTGCTTGACGGTCTCCGCCGCCGCAAGCTCAACGCTCGCAGGATGCCACGCTACAGGATCGGCATTTACGCTATCCACTCGCGCTATTGCGTTTTCATCAAGCGGCACGCTGACGCTCGACGGCATTGTCGCCATCGGCGGCAGGGTTACTGGAACAACAACTGCAAACGGAGCACACGCCATCGAATCCACATCAGCGGCAGGGACGATTGCATTTACAAATGCCAGCACGCTCACAGGTGGAAGCGGCGGCTTCGCATTTGGTATCAATAATAACAGCACGGGCGCGGTCACATTCACATCCAGTACGTTAACAGGAGGAGCTGCATTTTCGTACAGCATTAACAATAACAGCACAGGCACGGTCACCATAACCTCCAGCTCTGTGACTGGTGCAAGCGTCAACGGAATCTGTCTCAATAACGCCGGCGCAGGTACGATTACCGTCACATCCAGCACGATCACGGGCGGAACCACCCAAGCCACAGGCATCACCAACGCGAGTACAGGCACGATTACCGTTACATCAAGTACGGTTACAGGTGGCAATAGCACCAACGCATTTGGCATCAACAACGCCAGCACAGGAACAGTCACTGCCACCTCGACCACGCTGACAGGCGGAAGCGGCACAACCGCGTCGGGTCTCAACAACGCCAGCACAGGCACTATTGTCTCGACAGGCGACATCACCGCGACCAACTCGGCAAATGGATTAGCATCGGCAAGCACAGCCGCTAGCGTCAAGGTGAGCGGCTCGCTCATCGGCAGCGCAAACGGCACAGCCGCCGTCTACTCTACAAAATTTCTCATCGATCCCACGCCTTCCATTGCAAAAATTCGCCAAGCA